TACGCCAATCGTCATTAACGTTGGTTTCTTCTTGCCATTTAGGGTCTTCTGGATTCTTGCGAGGTCTGCCCATTAGCCTATGTTCCTTTCGTGGTTTAACTGTCCAATTAGTTCTTGTAGCCGGATGATCTCGGAACGAAGCTGAAGTACGAGAAATTTTGACTGCTCGTATCCTGCTTTCCATGCCATATAGTGTTCAACTGTAGCGTCAGGCATATTCTGATCTGCCCATTCCGAGAATCTGTCCATTATGGTTTCCTTATCCAATCTGTGTAAGGGTCTCCAAACTTCTCAATTTTTGATACATACCGCTTTATCCTGCGCTTTGCTAACTTGTTTTCTCTCTCATCCTCGTCTAACCGTTCCCTACTAAGTCTTTGCTTCTCTGAGTCCGTTAGTGGTGCTGGCTTTTGAGCATGAGGCTTGTTTCCTGCTCTGTAATACTTGATCTGCTGGAACTTCTTACCTAACTTCTCAAACTTGTAATGACTAACGTAAAGCTGGTTAGTCTCCATTAGGTAATTCAATCTATCTTGCATTGCCCTACGGACGATATGGACTGCATCACATATCTCAAAGATATTCATTGCCTTAAACTTAACAAGGCTCAGAATCTGCTCATTTTTGTCCATCCTTGATAAATACACCTTCCTTGTTCAAGTACCCTTTACGGTCTTTAATCTCGTTATAAGCAGCCCTTAAACATTGCTTTACATCGACATCTTCAATAGCAGCAGCCACAATAAGGCATACAAGAACGTCGCCAATTCCATCAATAATTGCGTCACGGTCTCGTTTGATAACTGCATCGGCTAGTTCCCCCATTTCTGATACTGCTTTAAGAAGCTGTGTCTTAGAGTCCGAATTCCTGATGATGCCTCTAGCCTCAGCCCATCTAACGACTTCTAATTCCGTAATCTCAAAGCTCATAAAAACTCCTCAATTTCTGCGATAGGCATATCGAAAGCCTTGTGTATGGCGATCTTTGTTTCAGCCGATACCCCGTTATGCCCGTTACGAATCTTGCTGATCGTCGGCATGGATACCCCGATACGAATAGCCAGTTGACGGTCATTCTTGATCTCGTAGGTTTCTTTTAGATAGTCCAACAGTTTCATTTTTTCTCCTGAGTTAATGCCCGTCTTTCCGGGCTGTCCACATACTCACACAGAGGGAGACTCGTACCTGATAGGAGCCTGTGCGTATGCTGCGTAGGTTATATGCGCCACCTATCGCTAGGCTGTTGGGTGAGGTACTCATTACGTTGGTTCTATCCTTGACGACTTTTGATCGAAAAGCCAATGCAACTTTCCCCCGTAGCTAATCATCAAAATGGTGCGTCGCTTAGATCGTCATCCTTAAAATCATTCTTAGCTGGTGCTTTTTTTGTCTCTTTAGGCTTAACCGCTAAAGAAAAGAATTTACCTGCTTTGCCTTCTTTCAACCATCCAGAGAGCCAATAGTCACGACCGTCGATATTGATCGTTCCTGAATAGTCAGGGTGTCTATCCTCAGTCTTATTTGAGTTTCGTCCTAATGTGCCTCGGTTTGTATTGTCGTATTCCATCATTTATCCTCTTGCTGATATTTAGTAAATTTTTTAATTGCTGATCGCTGCTTGCTATCCAACTGAGACCAGAGTGCAGTTTTCCAATCCGCATCTAGCTCCAGAGAATTGATGTACTCCACAGCCTCGGATACCTGATCCTTGTGAATCAGCATAATTACATCGGCTGCGTAGCTTTTGATTTCTTCCTGTGACTGTTCGTCTAACGTATCGAATACGGACTTAGTAATAGGCTTTGCTGACTTAGGTTCTTCTGAGCCAGTAGTCGCGTCTAGTGCGTCATGCTCACAGATAGCCAGAGCCATAACGAGCAGATAACGAGTAATGTAGGTGATCGATGCGCCTAGATTCTGGACATCGTGACAGCCTTTCAACTGAGCCGAAGCCATAGGGCAGGTGAACTTAGCGCATCCACCGTTGACCGTATCAATGACTCGCATTGTCGCTAGTTCGCTGGTGAACTCTAGCGTATGGCAGAGTCCTAGTTCAGCGAATATTGAGTTAACGGTAGGCAGGAAGTCGGTCAGTTCAAAGTAGCGATAACCTGCAAACTTGTTATGTCCTGACTTCTTGAGTTCTATGTTCTGGAGCTTGACTCTGGCTTGCTGAAGTCGTGCGTACACAAGCCATTGCTGCTGTTCTTCCTGTTCCTGCTGTTGACGGTAGTTATCCATTATTTATCCTTTAGCGAATTTTTTATTGAAAATAATATTGTTAGGTTGTGCTGCCTGAGTAGTTTGTACCTTTGTAGCTTCTTTTTGCTCCTTTCTAATACGATCAAAAGTCTTACGAATATTCGTTTTAGTTGACGGGACATACTTAAACTCTTTGTCTAGGATGCAGGGAAATGTCATAAGTTATCCAGTAGCATAGAAAGGATCAATATTGCCACGATTACCCACAAAGCATGACGGTCAATGAAGTCCGCTAGCTTATCGTCTGGATTGAATAGTTTCATGCTCTGCCCCTTTCTTCTGCTTCACGATCTTTACGTTCCTGATACAGCCTGTCTTGATGTTCAATGTAATCGTCTTCGTCAGTTGGTTGGTAAGGCGGTAGGCGCTTTTCTTTAACGATACGATCAATCATTCCGACTAGAAACCGCTGCATACCATCCTTAAGTGCGTCTGCGTCTTTTTGACCCATTGACCAGACAAACAAAAGTTCGCTAAATTCTTCCTCAATGCTTGCAGCGTCCATGTGACACAAAACATCGTTAGGATGTCCGTCAAGCAGCTCCGAGATCAGGTATTGTTCAAACTCTTGGTCATTCATATTTATCCCCTAGTGAGTTACCGCTTCGAAATAGTGCCACAGATTAACAGGTTAGTGCAAATATATTTCTATTAGTAAATGTAAACCTATAGAAACATTCTATTACCAAACGTCAACATTCTGAGATAATGAAATACGAAAAATACTTAAAACAATTGCAAGAAACCAAGACTAAGCCGGATAAGCAGCCGGAAGTTAGAAGAACAACACCTAGAGGGCAGACCATTGAAAGAAGAACCTTCAAAATCCTTAGCAGCAACGTCAAGCGACAAAACTGGAACGACTAAGACCTATAACTTTGGTCTACGGTACTGCGCTGGATGTAAGCGATCCAGATCAGCGATTCAGTTCGGCAACCTGGAGATTTGCAAGATTTGTCAATTACGAAACGTTAAGGTATAGTTCATAGGGAAGGGATAGGAAAGATCATCCGAAAAACCGTCTAGTCACCGGTCTGCCCAACCCACCTATTTAAGTGACTATAGCTTTTGACTGAGGCTAATATGTTTTCATATCATCACCACATCGGCGATTTTCGCCGAGATACCGCATCACTATCTGATACAGACGCAATGGCTTACCTTAAGCTGCTGTGGATGTATTACGACACAGAGCAGCCGTTACCGGCAAATCCTCAACTACTGGCTTTTAAGATCGGCTCAAATGCCGAATCCGTCCAGCTAATCCTTGATGCTTTCTTTACGTTAAACGGAGACGTTTATCTTCAGAAACGCTGTGAGGCTGAAATTGCTGCTTATTACGGCAGGAAAACAATTGCTAGGGACAATGCAAATAAGCGGTGGAAAAATGCAAACGCATCAAAAGACGATGCTGTTGCAATGCCATTGCATAGCGATAGCAATACGGTAGCTATAGAAAACGATGCTAACCGAGAACCGAGAACCGAGAACCAAAAGAATATTACGCCTGAGCGTCCTGAAGACGTATCCGATTCCATTTGGAAAGACTGGTTACGTCATAGAAAAGGCTTAAGAGCTTCCGTTACGGAAACAGTTATCAACAGGATTCGTAAAGAGGCTGATAAGGCTTCGATGCCTCTTGAAAGCGTCTTTGAGCTAATGTGCGCTAGAGGATGGAGAGGTTTTGAAGCGGAATGGGTGAAGAAGTCCGTTACTAACGATGCTGCTATGGGGAGACGAGTTCTATGATTGGCGATTTACTAAACAAACTCGAAAAGGTCAAAGGCTCTAAAGGTCGCTGGACTGCTTGTTGTCCTGCTCACGTTGACAGATCACCAAGCCTTGCCATAACGGAAACAGATGACGGTCGAATCCTGCTCAAGTGTTTTGCTGGATGTTCAGCGCATCAAATCGTTGAAGCCGTAGGAATGGACTTGACAGACCTATTTCCTAACGACAACAATTTAGACCGATTAAAGGCAAACCATATCAACAAACCAGTACGCAGACCGTTTTACGCAACAGACCTGCTGAAAATAATCCAATTTGAGGCACTTATAACGTCCATAGCGGCGTTTGACGTTAGCGAGGGTAGGGAAGTATCAGCCGAGGATAGAAAACGGCTTAAAACGGCTCTATCCAGAATCAACGAAGCGGTTTCTTACATTCAATAATTTATGGAAATTTCCCAAACTTTTACGTTTGAAGCTGCTCATACGTTAGCTCGGTTAGTTCCATTAGTTGAATATGAGCCAAGCATGAGGATTCATGGACATTCTTATGTTGCTACGGTTGCGGTCAAGGGTGAGATGGGTGCGGATGGGATTCTGCAATTCTTTAGGCTTCCTAAAAACAAGCGGCAAAAAGTTGACTTGTTTTACTTGCGGAAAGAAATCCAAGAGGTCAGAGCGAAGTTAGACCATCGTTTCCTTAATGAAATTGAAGATTTGCCGCACCAGACGCTAGAGGCACTATGCGTATTCATCTTCAATCACATTAACCAGTATTTCCCGGTGGCTTGGGTCAAGGTTGAGAGACCGTTAAGCGGAGATGCTTGCCGATACGATGGTGTCAAATGATCCACTATCACGGGCTTCCGATTACCCCGGCAACAGCAGCTCTAAGGGCTATAAGTGGCGGTCATGCGTTTGTTTCCTTTAGACATTCAGACCAACTAACGATAGCGTTGGAGGCTTCTCAGTCTTTTGCTGTAGATAACGGGGCTTTCAGCGCGTGGAAATCTGGCAACCCTGTAGAAGATTGGAACCCATTTTATGAATGGGTGGATAGATTGAGGCGTTATCCAACGTTTGATTTTGCTGTGATCCCTGACGTTATTGACGGTGATGAAAAGGCAAATGATGATCTATTAGACCAATTCCCGTTTGCTGTTTACGTTGGCGCACCAGTATGGCATTTGCATGAGAGTCTAGAAAGATTGGACAGGTTAGCAACAAAGTATCCAAGGATTTGCTTAGGTTCATCTGGTGATTTTGCAAACATTGGAACCCCTGCTTGGTGGAGTCGGATGGCTGAGGCAATGGATGTTATTTGCGACGATGAAGGATTGCCAAAGACCAAGATTCACGGTTTGAGGATGCTAAACCCGGATGTGTTTACCAGATTTCCATTTGCTTCTGCTGACAGTACAAACATAGGTCAAAACGTAGGAATTGATAGCGCATGGCGAGGAACTTATACGCCACCAACAAAGGAGGCAAGAGCTGCTCTTATGCGAGAGCGTATCGAATCACACCAAAGCGCACAGGTATGGGATAGAAAAATTGCGCCTATTCAGGTAAATTTATTTGATTAACGAGGGGAGATTATGACGATTGAGCTTACACGACAGGAAGCGGAGGAAGTGGTTAAGATTTTAAGAATGATGTACACAAACCATGCCCTAACGAAAGCCATTGCTGACCGACTAGCCGGAGAGCCGCTGATTGAGTTTCCTAAAGAGCCTGAGCCAGAGGAGCCGGTTGAGTCTGGATGGAGAGAACTTTCTTCAGCAGAAATTAAGACGATCTGGAACCTAACGAAAAAGCCTAGCGAGTTTTCGACGATGCTACTGGCAAAGATTAAGGAGAAAAATGACCTTTCACGATGACCTTAGCCGAGGTATAGCCATTGAAATGCAGGTGCTTGCGAATATTCGGAAGAAATATCCATGCGCTACGTTGATTGATGGTTTCAAGGGCTACGACATTTGGATACCGGAGACAGGCACAGGCGTTGAGGTGAAGTACGACCCGATGTCTAAAGAGACAGGGAATCTGGTTGTTGAAGTTGAGATGTCTGGCAACCCATCGGCATTGTTGGCAACAGAAGCTAAGTGGTGGGTTTTTTACGATGGTGACGTTTTTTTATGGGTCAGACCTAGAGACATTATTCACTGCATCATCGAGAATAAATTGGTATATGTAGAGTTTGTAGGTGCTGGCGATAGGAACAAAAAGAAAGCGTTTTTGATTAAAAAAGAACTGCTGTTCAAATATGGGGAGAAACGATGAGCATTGAAGCAAGGGCGATAGAGCTAGACGAGGCTAGGAAAGCCAGAATCCTGAAATCGGAAACCATTGATGTTGAAAAGTACCTTCACGCTAACGATGTAACGATCCGCGTAAGGAAGGCTAAGGATTGGCTAGAGTCGGTCAAAGAGTCTTACCTATCGACAACGGTAGAGCGAAAAGTTGTTATGCCTTGGACTAAGACGCATGATTCCTTTGCCTATCGTGAGGGTGAGGTAACGGTTTACGCAGGTAGTAACGGTGGCGGTAAATCGCTTATTACAGGTCAAATTGCGCTGCACTTGGTCAAGCAGGGTCAATCGGTCTGCATAGCGTCATTCGAGATGAAGCCAGAAAGGACGCTACAGCGGATGCTTAGACAGTTCTCAGGTGAATCGCTGGATGACCCGCTAACCCATGACAGGGCGGGGTTCATAACGAAGATGGTTGACCGGATGGATAAGTTTTTATCCGACAAAATGTTCCTTTACGACCAGCAGGGAACTACGTCGCCAGAGAAGGTGATAGCCATGACTCGGTATTGCGCCACAGAGCTAGGCGTTAAGCACATCATCATTGACAGCCTAATGAAGTGCGTGAAGAACGAGGATGACTTCAACGGTCAGAAGTTTTTTATCGACGAGCTAACGGCACTGGCGAGAGATCATAACGTCCATGTTCACCTAGTCCACCATATCCGCAAGCAGCAGACGGACGAGACACAGCCGAACAAGAACGACCTAAAGGGATCGGGTTCTATCTCGGATCAGGTGGATAACGTCTTTTTGGTGTGGCGCAACAAGAAGAAGGAAAACGCTAAAAATAGGGGCGAGCAGATAGACGAGACTCAGCCAGATACCTACCTAATGTGCGAGAAACAGCGGAATGGTGACGGTCAGGAGTGGTACGGACTTTGGTATGACAGTCTAAGCCAGCAGTTTGTGGAAAGAATAGGGGCGAGAATTGACTTTGACAACCGAGGAAGTTTTAGAGCATAGGCATCGTTGTGAAGTCCGACAAGTTTTACTCTGGAGAGTAGAGGACAGGGGTAAGGCAATGAACTATCTATCTTTGGTTAGGCAGAAGCGAGGCGATAAAGCTGCGGATAGATTAGAGAAAGATTGCCGGACTCAATGGGAACGTGGGAACCGAGGCGAGAAGGGGGATTGGCGTGGTCTATAAACGGGTGGATTCCAATCAGGTCGAGATCGTCAAAGAGCTAAGACGCTTGGGGATGGAGGTCGAGCATCTTCATGCGGTAGGCAAGGGCTGTCCTGACATCTTGGTTGGCTACAAAGGTAAAAACGTCTTGCTGGAGATAAAACGGGACGAGAAAGCCAAGCTAACCCCAGATCAGGTGCTATGGCATCACAGTTGGAAAGGTCAGGTAACTGTTGTCAGTAACGTAATTGACGCGATAAAGGCTGTGAAAGAAGTTTGCCGGGAATAGTGTTTACCTATAGCAATGTGTTTACCGATAGAAATAAATGTGTTGACGCTCCGAAACAGTTTTGGGAAGATACGTCCATACCGCAGCACACAGCGGGATGACTAAGTGAGGAAATTATGAAAATAAACGAAATTATTATTTTGGCTAATAATCATCTTGACCAAGCAATGTATTCCGCTGCGAAGTTTTGTTTAGCTGAATCTGAAATGTTTTATCGACAAGGCAAGCATGATCTTGCTAAGAAAAAAGCCCTTCTTTCGCTTGCGTATTCTGTTGGGCTTTCTCACCCTGATTATATTCAGGCAACCAAATAAATATTACCCGGAGCAGATGCAGGATGACCAAGGGGTAGATCATGATTACAGCACACCTAACAAAAGTTAAAAATGGTTGGAAATTGACGCTAGTAAACGGCGTAAAACCACTGCTTGAGAACGTCATTACCGAAATTGAGTTTAAGAAAAAACGACAAGCAAGAAATTTTGCAATTAGCCAAAACGCTAAACCTTGGAACTACGTTTAAGGGGGTAATATGAAAGTTGAAGGAACAACCCAACACACAGCAATTTTCGTCGATACGGTTGGCAAGAACGTCTGGATTAACGTGATGTTGTCCAACGGTAGCGCAAACCTGTCAATCTCGCCTGAGAACGCTGAGAAGCTGATTGAGGCAATCCGAGTTTCTATTACTGAGGCTCAGTATGCAGGTTGACCCTCATGAGGCAATCGACTTTATCTACCGGAACTCTACGGCTTACGCCAAGGCTAAAGCCGAGGTTACTTACCTAGAGGAATTTAGGAAATCCAAGAAGGCGATCTTATTTTCACAGGCTATCGGGAATACGGTCGCTGACAGGGAGAATCAGGCTTATGCTCATCCAGAGTACCAAGCCTTACTAAAAGGGCTTCAGGCGGCTGTAGAGGCTGCTGAGGAGCTTAGGTGGAAGCTAATCGCAGCACAGGCTCGCATCGATGTCTGGCGCAGTCAGGAGGCTTCTAATCGAACAATGGATAGGGTGACACAATGAACGAGATCGATGATAGCAATTTGGCACAATGTGAATGGTGCGGTTGGGTGGTTGATTGGGATGAGGTTCCGAGGGCTAGGGACTTATCTGGGGAGATCGTTACCTGCTGCGAGGAGTGCAACGAGGGCGAGAGTTTCGTCAATTATCCGAGCCAGAGATTTAATCAAAAAGGGTAGAATGAGGGCAGCTATCGTGAGGCTATATGCAGCAGCCTTTATTCGAGAATCTGCCCGTTAAAGTTAGGAAGCTAACTAAGCGTGAGATAAACGCTTTGATGGAGCGTTGCTTTGGTAATCTTGAGTATTACCATGAGCCGGAGATCAGGAAGTTTGCCAAAGAAATCCAGAGGGCTATGCTGAATGTGGAGAAAACGACAGATTGAACTACCGAAACAAAAAGCTACTAGAGACCGCCCGAAAGCTACCGTGTTGCCACTGCGGAAGGGAGGACGGGACAGTAGTAGCAGCCCACAGCAACCAGTTGCGGGATGGCAAGGGAAAGAGTATAAAGGCTAGTGATTATCGAATTGCTAGCCTTTGTTTTTTGTGTCATTCCGAGCTAGATCAGGGTAAGAATCTATCTAAAGCGGAACGGGTCGAGATGTGGGAAGAAGCGCATCGCAAGACGATAGGTTTACTATTTGAAAACGGTTATCTGGAGGTTAAGTGAAGAAGCCGACGAAGATGCAGAAGAAGGTAGGCAAGGTAATGAAGGAGTTTAAAGAGGGTACTTTGCACAGCGGTAAGGGTGGCAAGGTAGTCAAGTCCAAGGATCAGGCGATTGCCATTGCTCTGTCGGAAGGTCGTAAAGCCTCGAAGGGTAAGAAATGAAAAAGAAGGGTGATCCGGGGTTGTACGCTGCGATCAATGCCAAGCGTAAACGTATCGCTGAGGGTAGTGGCGAGAAGATGCGTAAGGTAGGTTCTAAGGGTGCGCCTACTAAGGCAGATTTTAAGGAAGCTGCCAAAACAGCCAAGCCGAGGAAGAAAAAATGAAGAACGGTAAAAAGAAATCTGACAAAGAGTTGCTAAAAGAGTATCTCGACGAAGAAAAAGAGAAGAAAAAGAACGGTGTTAATGAGATAGAAATCGAGATCAAGATTCCTATGGGTAAGAAACGGGGCAAAAATGGGCGCAGCATGGACTAAGAAGGCTGGCAAGAACCCGAAAGGGGGATTAAATGAAAAGGGTAGAAGGTCTTACGAGGCTGAAAATTCTGGCTCTAATCTTAAGCCTCCTGTTAAATCTGGTGATAACCCTCGTCGTGCTTCGTTTCTAGCCCGGATGGGTAATATGCCCGGAGCAGAGTATAAAAATGGTGAGCCTACTCGTTTGCTACTATCTCTACGGGCATGGGGAGCCAGTTCAAAAGCCGATGCCAAGGCTAAAGCCGCAGCTATATCCGCAAGAAACAAGAAGAAATGATAAGTGTAGTTTTACCAAGTTTCTTAGGAGAGTATTCAGGTTGCGCGGCAGATAGACCAGCCAAGTTAAGAAGGGCGATAGAGAGCTTTCTAACGCAGGGGATGGGTGAGTTAATCATCGTTCCCGATGGTTGCGAGGAAACGGTCAAAATAGCCTCAGAGTATCCAGTAACGTGCTTAGAGCCTTTGCCTAAGTCTCCTGCTTTTAGTGGCTTGCCTAGAAACAAGGGAATTGAAGCTGCGACCAACGACTACATTGCGTACTTGGATTCTGACGATGTTTTCGGAGAGCATCATTTAGCCAAGATTGTTGAGCATTTAGATGCTGATTGGCTATGGTGGGATGATTACGTTAATCTGGATCGTCGGTCAGTATCGTTAGTTAAGGGTTTTATTGGCACATCTTGCATTGCTCACAAGAAATCACTAGGTATTGTTTGGGGTGACGGATATGCCCATGATTGGGGTGTTGTGGAGCAGTTAATGAGGTTTGCCGGAAAAAAGATCGAAACGAACTATAGGGTCATGCATATACCCGGAGTCTTGGACATTTAATGCAAGCCATAGTCATCTGTACGGTAGGAAACAAAGGGATTTCGGTATTGCTGGAGTCTATCCGTCAGTATGCGCCAGAGATGCCTGTTTACATTTGTGGCAAGGATTTAGACCTATTAGCCAAGGCAAAGACTGTTCTTCCCAACTTATGCTGGATGCCTAACGTCTATAAGAACTTTGGCGATGCTTACAATGCTGCGGCTAGTTATGCGTTTAAGCATGGGAAGTTTGACTCATTGATTTTAGCTAACGATGACGTGGTACTTAATCCAGATACGCTATCGTTAATGAGGGAAGATGCGGGAATTCTGGAATCTCGAGGCGTGAAATACGGATTCTTAGGTGCAAGATCGGACTATGTGTTGCCAGACCAAAACATTAGATTCCCGATAGAGGGCGATAAGCGTAACGGATTACGGTGGGCAAGCGAGTCGAATATCAAGTTGACTCCGGTCATTGCGCCTATTTTCGCGTCGATCAGCAGGGAAGCGTGGGAAGTTGCAAAGTTTCCGTCAACTAATTGGTATTCAGATAATATAATATGCCATGACTTAAACGTGGCGGGTTATCAGCATTTCGTCAGTAGGGCTTATGTGCATCATGCAGGGAGCCAGACGATAGGTGTTGATTTCAAGAAATGCCATGAGGAACCGAGGGCGTGGATAATGGAACATCGTCCCGATATGTACGAACTTATATACGCATGACATCCAGAGGATAATGCAAAAATGGAAACAGATCACAGTAAAGAGGAAGAAGTTACAGCATATCCCGGTCTAACTAATGCAGGTAAAGGTAGACCAGCAGGAGTGCCGAATAAGTCCACTACAGTAGTGCGTAACGCTATAGCTACTCTGCTAGAGAAGAACGTGCCTTACATGGACAGATGGCTACAGAGGGTAGCTGAAGGCGATGAGGTGCTAGGGTTAAAGCCTGATCCGGCTAAGGCACTAGACCTAATGCAGAAGCTGAGTGAGTACCACATACCTAAGCTGGCAAGGACTGAGGTGACAGGTAAGGACGGGGAAGCTCAAGAAATGGTTATCAAATGGGGAGGAAAGAAATGAGCTACAAGCCAGTAAATTGCCCAAGTTGCAGCGCATTCCTAGTGAACAACAAGTGCCTGAACTGCGGATACGTTAAGTGACAGAGATTGTCATTCCTTACGAGCCGCGAGACCAGCAGCTAGAGATACATGATGCGATTGAGCAGCATCGTTTTACTGTGGTGGTTGCCCATCGTCGCATGGGAAAGACTGTTTCGGCTATCAACCACCTCATCAAGTCCGCTATCGAGTGCGACAAGCCAGAGCCACGATTCGCCTACATTGCGCCTACCTACGGACAAGCCAAGCGAGTAGCGTGGGATTACCTTCAGAAGTACACCAGATCACTAGGAGCTACCTACAATGTCTCTGAGTTACGTGCTGATTTTTATGGGCGTAGGGTTAGTCTATATGGGTCTGATAATCCTGACAGTCTTAGGGGTCAGTATTTTGATGGCGTGGTTATCGACGAGGTGGGCGATCAGAACCCACGTATTTGGAACGAAATCGTCCGACCTGCTCTTGCCGACCGTATTGGGTGGGCTTGTTTCATTGGCACTCCTAAAGGTGCTAACCATTTCGCTGAGTTAGCGGAGAGGGCTAAGACCGAGGAAGGCTGGAAGTTCTTAGAGTTCAAGGCTAGTCAGACAGGCGTTTTGCCAGAGTCAGAACTAAAAGATGCCTATCGAGACATGGGCGAGGATAGGTACAACCAAGAGTTCGAGTGTTCCTTTAACGCAGCGGTCGAAGGGTCTTACTATGGCAAAATTATTAATGACCTTGAAAGGGATAGCCATATTACTGACTTTCCTCGTGATGATCTGTGCCGTAGCTTTACTTCATGGGATATTGGAATGGGTGACTCGACTGCTATATGGGTTGCTCAACTGGCTGGAAAAGAGATTAGATTACTCGATTTCGTCGAAAACCACGGACAGGGATTAGATTGGTACGTCAACTGGCTACGAGAGAACGATTACGAGGGTTTTAGCCATATCCTGCCGCATGACGTACAGGTAAGAGAGCTAGGCACAGGCAAAAGCCGCAAAGAGGTTTTAGAGGAGGCAGGGCTATCGATAACGGTTGCGCCTAGACTACCTGTCGCTGATGGAATACAAGCTGTCAGGCGTTTGTTGCCGAGATGCTGGTTCCATCCAAGGGTCAAGCATGGGCTAGATGCGCTGAGAAACTACCGTCGGGAGCATGACGAGCGTAGGCAGATATTCTATGAAAAGCCGCTACATGATTGGTCTAGCCATGCGTCTGACGCTTTTAGATACCTTGCAATAGGTCTTGACGAGCGAGATAGTTCATGGCAGACAACGTTGCCAATTTCTACAAAATGGATTGTATAATAGGCAAAACTCCGTAAGGATGTGCTATGAAGATGGATGACGGTCAGATCAAGAGCATTATCGAGAATGAAATCGATAACTCTATTGGGTACATTGATACCGAGACTACAGACCAACGGGCTAAGGCTCTGGAGTATTACCTGCGTTATCCCTATGGTAACGAGGTTGAAGGACGCAGCCAGATCGTCACTGGTGAGGTAGCTGAGGCTATCGATGGTGCATTGCCACAACTTATCCGAGTCTTTACGACTACCGAGGATATTGTCTCTTTTGAGCCGCAGACTCCAGAAGATGAGCAGTCTGCTAGACAGGCTACGGACTACTGTAATTGGGTCTTTTACCGAGAGAATGAGGGTCTAATCCTCCTGCACAACTGGTTCAAAGACGCGCTGATGTGTAAGGTCGGCGTAGTCAAGGCTTACTGGGATGCTAAAGAAGATGTCAATAAGGAATCTTACAAGAACCTGACTGAAGACGAATTAGCCCTATTGCTGTCTGATCCTGCCATTGAGGTGGTTAGCCAGAACGTCGAGTTTGTTGATGGTGGCGTTGATCCGATGGGTTTCCCGATCCAGATTCCTTACTTTGATGTCAAGGTCAAGAAGGTCAAGAAATACGGCTGCGTAAAGATTGAGAACGTACCGCCAGAAGAATTCCTGATTAGCAAATCGGCAAGAACTATTGAGGATAGCCCGTTCGTAGCTCATCGTCGCTTGATGACTCGTAGTGAGTTGGTAGCGATGGGCTTTGACAAGGATGTGGTCGAGGGATTGCCTTCTTACGATGATCTTCAGTACACAACCGAGCGAGTAGCCCGATTCTCTCAGGGTGAGCAGCCGGACGAGAATATCAGCCTTGACCCTACGATGCAGGTCTGCGAGGTCTATGAGTGCTATATCAAGATCGACGTTAATGGTGACGGTATCGCAGAGCTACGGAAGATTACATACGCCGGTAGCGAAATCCTAGATGACGAGGAATGTGACTTAGTTCCATTCCACAGCCTGTGTCCGATCCCTATTCCGCACAAGTTCTTTGGTCAGAGCTTGGCAGACCGGACAATGGACATCCAGCTAATCAAGTCCACTGTAACCCGTCAGATGCTCGATAACCTGTACCTAACGAACAATGCCCGTATCGGTGTCGTTGATGGTCAGGTGAATCTCGATGACGTGCTGAACGCTACTCCTGGCGGTGTTGTCCGTATGAAGTCTGCTGGTTCGATTATGCCCATCGAGGTTCCTGCGGTAACTGCTCAGGCTTTCCCGATGCTTGAGTATATGGATCAGGTTCAGGCTAAGCGTACAGGCGTTAGCGACCAGCAACAGGGTCTTGACCCTGACGTACTGAATAACGTATCGGCTACGGCTATTGCTGCGATGATGAAGTCGAACTCTGGCAAGCTGGAGTTAATCGCTCGAATCTTTGCTGAGACAGGCGTTAAATCGCTGTTTAAGGGTATTTTGCACCTATTGGGCAAGTACCAAGACCAAGCCAAGATTGTCCGTATGCGTGGCAAGTTTGTGGCATTTGATCCTCGTACATGGACGAATCAATACGATGTGGCGATTAACGTCGGCTTGGGCTCGGGAGATCGTGAGCAGAAACTAGCCATGCTCCAGATGATTCTAGGCAAGCAGGAGCAGGTGCTTACGCAGTTCGGTGCGGCTAATCCTCTGGTATCTGTGGCTCAGTACCGGGATACCTTGGCTAGACTGATTGAATCGGCTGGTTTCAAGGATGCTAAGGCTTTCATTAACGAGATCAGCCCTGAGCAGAACGAACAACTGTCACAGCCGCAGGAACCGCAGCCAGATATGCAAGCAGAGGCTACCCGCATAATCGCAGAGGTGGAGCGTGAAAAGACTGAGGCTAAGGCTCAGATCGAGGCTGCTAAGTTGCAACTACAGAAACAATCGCTAGAGGCTGAATATACCCGTAAAGGCATTGAGATAGCGATGAAGGCAGAGA